CCCGACAATTCGGATTTCCCCTCGCGCGTGAGATTTTTTGGAAAGGAGTGGGGCGCATGACGATCAGACAGGTGCAGACGTCGCTGCTGGAACAGCTCCGGGCTATGGGCGCGGACATCGACGTATTCAGGGCGCAGGTATCTGACTACATGGAAATGTATAAGATATGCACAGCGCTGAAAAAGGACATCCGCGAGCGCGGGACGATCATCACCGAGACCGGCAGCACCGGGCAGAAGATCACCAAGTGCAACCCCTCGATCAAGGAGCTCCGCGATACCAACAAGTCCATGCTCGCGATTCTCAAGCAGTTGGGTCTGAGCGTTGAGACGGTGGTGACTGCCGGTGACGACGAGCTGTAATACCATCCCGCTCCAGATCCAGCAGTATATTTCCCTTGTCCGCAGCAATGAATATCCCTCCTGCCGTGAGCAGTTCCAGCTCTGTGACTTCGTCGAGCACGTATTCCGGACGGAGGACATCTACGTTGACAAGGAACAGCTCGCTGCCTATCTGAGCTACCAGAAGTATTTCCCGTTCGGGCTGTTCCCGTGGGAGATCTTCTGCTTTGCCCTGCACAACTGCACCTACCGGGCGGACGGGACACTCCGCTTTCCGATTCTAGTGATCTACGTCGGCAGAGGTGCGGGCAAGAACGGCTATCTCGGATTTGAGGATTTCAGCCTGCTGACGAAGGTCAACGGCATTCCGGAATATCACATCGACATTTTCGCAACATCGGAAGATCAGGCGAAGCAGTCCTTCACGGACGTGTGGAACATGCTGAACGCCAACGAAGCGAAAATGAAGAAGCATTTCCGCTGGACGAAGGAGCTGATTGTCTGCACGGACACCGGCTCAGAGTTCCGGTTCCGGACTTCCAACGCCAAAACCAAGGACGGCGGCAGACCCGGCAAGACGGATTTTGACGAGTATCACGCCTACGAGAATTACAAGCTGATTACCGTTGCCACAACGGGTCTCGGCAAGAAGAAACACCCACGGCAGACCATCACGACCACCGACGGTGACGTCCGGGGCGGTCCGCTGGATGATCTGATCGCCAACTGCATAGCAATCCTGAACGGCGAAGTTCCGGACAACGGAACATTGCCGTTTATTTGTCGTCTGGATGCGGACGAGGAAGTGGACAACGAGTGGATGTGGCACAAGGCAAATCCGTCCCTGCGCTACCTCCCGCACCTGATGCAGCAGCTTCGGCTGGAATATGCGCAGTACAAGCTGAATCCGGCATCGAATACAGCATTCATGACCAAGCGCATGAACCGTCCGGCAAAGATTCTGGAAAACGCTGTGACCTCATGGGAGAATATTCTTGCCACGAATCAGCCGATACCGGAAAGCAGTCTGATCGGCAGACCGTGTGTCGGCGGAATCGACTTTGCAAAGGCAAATGACTTTGTGGGCGCAGGACTGCTCTGGCGCGTGGGGCAGTCTGATGTGTGGGTACATCACACATGGGTGTGCTCGCAGTCCGCAGATCTGCACCGCATCAAGGTACCGCTGCGGGAATGGGAAGCGCAGGGGCTCCTGACGTTTGTTGAAGCTGTGGAGATACCTGCGGAGCTGCCGGTCGTCTGGCTTGCAAACGAAGCTGCAAAGCGTCAGGCACAAATATTGAAAATCGCAGCGGACGACTTCCGGTATCATTTTTTAAAAAACGCTCTTCTAAGCATCAATTTTTCAGCAGACAAGGGCTTTGAGAATGTAACGAAGATCCGACCGTCCGACGAAATGCGCCGGATCCCATTGATCACATCCGGCTTTGCAAATAAGCGCTTTGTATGGGGGGATTCTCCCGTTATGCGGTGGATGTGCAATAATACTAAGACAGAGGTAGGAAAGCATGGAAATTATACCTATGAAAAAATCGAGGAAAAATCCAGAAAGATAGACACCTTCAAAGCGTTCGTCGCTGCCGAGATCGTGTCGGACGTTCTGGACGGCTTCGCGGACGCGCAGACAAGCGAGCCGGTGACGGTTGGTGTGTTTACCTACTGACAAAGCAAAGCCCTCAGCGGGATTGCTGAGGGCTGCTATGGCTATTCGGAAATCAGTTCTTCTAGCGTGACTTCCAGCGCTTTGGCAATGCGGGACAGATTGCCGACTGTAATATTTTCAGTTTTGAAATACCCGTTCTCATAATCGGAAATTTTGTTGTAATGCAAGCCGGATTTTTCAGCAAGCTGTTTTCGGGTCAATCCCTTTTCTTCCCGCTTCTCTTTAATCAGATTTGTCATTTTCTCACCTCTTGAATAATGCTTTCAACCAGATAAGCAAGGAAGAAAATCAATCCCATAATTTCAAGGACTTTGAAAACAATTTTTACACGATCACTCATAACGTTCCGAGAGGAAACCGGATGCGGCAGGTGTTCCGGGCTGGCTGACCTCCAGCCCGGCTGCCTGTTTGGTCAGGTGAAGATATCAAGCAGAATTTTAATCCATCCTGCAATTGAAATCAGTTCAACCAGAACCTTTTGAATGAATTTCAGGAAATGTAATACTTCCTTTTCATCCGGTTTCCTCATTCTGTTCACCTCCTCTCTACAATTATATTATAACACGAAATCGTGTAAATGTCAAGTGTTTTTTAAAAATTTCTTCGAAAAATTTAAAAGTTTTTTCCGAAGTTTCAATCTTTTTTTAGAATTTCAAATCTTATGAAGCATCCGGAAACGGGTGCTGTTTTTATACCCGTTTGGAGGTGCGCAATGGAGATTCTGAAGCCCGGTATTATTCCGGAAGAAAGGCAGATTGTGTTCGATTGTGATCACTGTGGATGCGAGTTTCGCGTGACTGAGGAGGAGTGCAGGAGAGTCCAGTCCGGTCCGAATGAGACCTCACTGGAGTATGAATGCCCGTGCTGTGGGGAGAAATTGTGGTACTTAAGGATCACCTGAAATGAAAAGTATGATGAGTGATGACAAGGCACTCCGCTTTGCAAGGCTGCTGCGGCAGTACTGCGGAGAACGTGGGTGCATCGACTGTATCTTCTGGCAGGAATCCTGTCTGTGCTGCGGCTTGGCATTCTCACGCTCCCCGCAGCATTGGCAGCTCAACGAGCCGCCGAAACCAGAAAGAGGTGAGAAACATGAAAATCATTGACTGGCTTCACGGTCTGTTCCGACCGCCTGAGGCAGGCATTTACAACATTGACAGCTACCGCAGGCAGGCGGAGGAGCACGCTGCGCTGGATGCGTTCGCGCTGTTCACGGCTGTGCATCTGATTTCCAGCCTGTTGAGCGCCTGCGAGTTCCGGACGTTCCGGAACGGCGCGGAGCTGCACGGAGATGAGTGGTATTCTCTAAACGTCCGCCCGAACAAGAACCAGAATGCGGTCGAGTGGAAGCGGGAGCTGATCTCCCGTGTGCTGTTGTCCGGTGAGGCACTGTGCATTCAGCTTCCTGACGGTCAGCGGATCATAGCAGACGGGTTCAGCCGGGAGGAGTTCGCAGCAGCGCCGGACAGGTTCACGCAGGTGAGCCGTGCCGGGTTCACATTCGAGCGCACGTTTCTTGCGGGGAATGTGATCTATCTGCGGTCTGCGGTCAATGCCCGTGCGGTCTGGATGCAGACAATCCTCGGCGAGTATGAAAAGCTGATGGGTTCGGCGGCAAAGCGCTTTGACCAGGCGGACGGCGAGCGCGGCATCCTGAAAATTGCCTCAATCGAGCGCGGCAAGGCAGATTTTTCGGAAAAATTCAATCAGCTTATGAATGACTATTTCAAGGGCTACTTTGCCAGCAAGAACGCAGTCCTGCCACTGTTTGACGGTTATGAGTATACCTCACAGTCCGGCAGCAAGGCGGGAACGTACACCAACGACCTGAGTGCCATCAAGACGCTTGCGGATGAAGCCATCAGCAGGGCTGCGCAGGTGTTCGGCATTCCGCCGAGTTACATCCGGGGAGATGCAGCAGGCATCGCGGATGCGCAGGCTGCTATGATGACCAACTGCATCAAGCCAAGAGCCGCAGAGCTTTCGGCGGAGCTGACCGGTGCGCTTTACAGCAAGCGGGACGTACAGAACGGCGGGTGCATCTTCGTGGACACCGGCAACGTACTGCACCATGATCTGATCGGCAGCTCGACCGGCATTGACAAGCTCATGGGTGCGGGATGGACGATCAATGAGATCAACCGTGCGCTCGGACAGCCGAAGAATAATGACCCGGACTGCGACACGCGGTTTGTGACAAAGAACTACGGCGAACTCAGGGACATCGCCGAAGGAGGTGAGGAGAATGCATAAAAATATGTGGGAATTCCGGCAGTCTGCTGAAAAGTCTGACAGTTTGGAGCTGTATATCTACAGCAAAGTCGAATCGGACGGCTTCTGGAGGAACTCGGAGACCTCTGCGAAACACTTCAAGGACGAGCTTGCCAAGCATCCGGATGTGAAGGAGATCACGGTCTACATCAATTCCCTCGGCGGCAGCGTGATGGAAGGCATTGCGATCTACAACCAGCTCAAGCGTCATCCGGCGCACGTTACGGTGCGGATTGACGGCTTTGCGTGCAGCATCGCGTCCGTCATCGCAATGGCTGGCGACACGGTCATCATGCCGAAAAATACGGTCATGATGGTACACAATGCGTGGACGATCGCTCTGGGCAATTCCAGGGAGCTGCGCAAGGCGGCGGATGATCTGGATGTTATCAACAACGCATCCAGACAGGCGTATCTCGACAAGGCAGGCGACAAGCTGACCGAAGAGAAGCTCACGGAGCTGCTGGACGGGGAAACCTACCTGACGGCAGTACAGTGCATGGAGCTTGGTCTGATCGACGGCTACGGCGACGAGGAGGACGAAGAATCGTCCGGCGCGAATCCTGCGGAGCAGCTCACGGAGCTGACTGTGCAGCAGCGTCTGGAACAGGAACTCATGCAGCGGCGTGAAAAGGCGGTCGCTGCGCTCAACAAGTATTTTGGATAATCAAAG